ATTAGTAAATACTTCATTCCATTTCTGTATTATTTTATTATACGTAGGTGTATAAACTCCTTGGTTTTTAAAGATAAAATCTCTGAAATAATTGTCAGTAAATATACTTGTAATATTATTTAATCCAGCAACTGAACCTAAACCGACACTAATATCAAGAGAATCTGAAAATTTTTTGTATTCTAAATCCTTATATTGGTTAAGATAGCCTATATAAACATTGTAAATTTCAGTGTATTTTGGATTATCACTTCTACTCTGAGTATCAGTACTAGCGCTTGAAAATGATGTTGAAAATCTTCCAGTATCTTTATGTAATCTTGATATCCAGTTGTGATGTGCATAATTTGGGTCAGGAACGTCATTGTCTTTTGAATCTTTTTTTGTAGGTATTTTTTCTAAATCTTCCCACAATATTAGTAATTCAAAGAAAACTGAAACTCCATCTTTTGCATTTTCTACTGTATTTTTAATATTATCCATAGCTTCTTGTTTTTCACTTTTAGTAAGAGCATCATATCTTTCCCAGAATTTAGTTATTATACTAGGGCTATCAGAATGAACATTATTTCCAATTCCAAAGAAACCTTGATAATTACTATCACTTTCAGAACGTTTTCTGAAGTCAACAAGAACATTTCTATTTTTTGCACCTTCAATTTGTTTTACCATTTCAGTCTTAGCTCTGTTGTAAACTACTTTAAAAACTGCTTTATATTTCTTTTGATAAAGAGGAAACATTTTAACTCTTTGTGGTATTTTATTATGGAATTCTGATAATTCTGCTAATTTATACTTTTGTCCTAATTCAGCAGTATATAACTGTTTAACTTTTCTATCTGTTATTCTATAATTAAATTGATATACTTTTTCTATAGAATCTGCCTCTCCTTTTTTATAATCCCTAACCCATCGAGGTAATCTTAAATAATAATTGTCGAGCTCTGTTGACCAAGTATAAAAAGCCATTTGTTTATCACTAGTGTTCAGTCCAGATTCATTTGGTTTTCCACCTGAAATAAAGTTACTTAATTTCAATTTAATTTGGTCCACATAAAACTTCCTTAAACTTATTTTTTTCCAGGACGTCTTGTAGTCATCTGTTTCTGAAAAGTCTAATATATCTTGTGTAATTTGATTAAAATAGTCTAAATCTTGTTTTCCATTATTACCGGTTTTAAGTCTTTTCATAGCAGAATCTACTAAAGGGATGTATAATTCTTTTCTTCTTTTATTGTAAGCTTTAATAACAACTGGATTTTTATTCAAAGGAGAATTTTCAAACAATAAATTAAGTTTATTTTTATCGCTCTCGTCTGAAAGTAAAAAAGCAAAGCGAAGTCCATCACTAATCATTTTTTTATACTTAACGATATATGGAATTTTTCTTAAAGCGATAGGTTGTGTATTCCACCATAAATTTAAATCTGCGAGAGATGTAAAAGATTTTAATTTATTTAGAGTTTCTCCATATAATATTCTCGCTTCTTGGTCTTCATAAGCTTTTTTGACCCTAGGGTTGTTTCTATAACCTACACTTAAAGTTACATAAAAATACTCTCCAAGAGTATCCATGCTATTTTTTTTCTTCATTTCGTTTATGACCGCTTGAACAGGATCTGTATATTTTTCCTTTTTAGAAACTTTCTTTTTATAAAATTTCTTATAAAAAAGATAAAAGATCAATAGTCCAATTAATAGCGTTAAGACCAAATCCATTACTTATACTAAATAAATTTTTTTCAGTAAAAACTCTTAAGCATTTAAAAAAAATGTCTAAGAGATTTGACGTACGCTTAAATTAACTGAATAACTTCCTCATCTAGGTCACAATGATTTACAAAACTCAGATTCTCATGTTCTGGACTAAAATCACATGGTCTAAGTATACTCCAGTCTATACTAGGGTGAATAATACCTAGATGAGAATATATGTATCCTACTAAGGCACTACACCAGAATCTGTCATTTTTTTGAGGTTCTGGGTCATAACTTATTATTCCTCCTAACCAGTCAAAAGGTACCATATCATAAGGTTTATTATGTACAGCTGTATGAACAATTTTTAATTTATCTTCAGTTATTAATCCATCAGGTGCTTTTAGTCTTCTTAAATAAACATTTCCTTTACCTTCAAATGTTTTAAAAACTTGATCCATTGGAGTTAATTGAACTCCTGTTTTTAAACGATGATTTTCAGGATCTGGGATGTATCCTCTACCAGATTCCCATAAGTAAACTCCTTTTAAAGGAATTTCTGTAAATTGAGGATCAACTACTACCATTCCTACATGTGAATAGTTACTCCTAGTAAAGAATTTTATAGCCCATGAAAACCAACTATCACGGTAATTAAACAATAAAATGTCACCAGTTTTGACAGGTTCTTTAACTAATTCCATTAATAGTATACAACATTAATTTTCATAAAGAATTCCACCTAAACCTTGATCAATCTTAAATATATTATAACTAGTAGCAAACATAGTCATATTAATCAGTGTCCCAAGCCTTAAATCAATAGGAGAAACTTTACTCATAAAGAATTTTGCTCGTACGTCACTCAATCTAGAGAAATTAAGAGTTCCACTCGGTTGATGTTCTTCTGGTCTTATAGAAAAACTGTACATATAAATAGGTTTTTTAGAAACACATGTATGATGTTGTTGTGGCTGTGTATACCTAAAATAATTTCTTCTTCTCCTTGGAAATCTTTCATGAGTATTAATAACAATTCCACTTTCTTGTGACGTACTCAAAAAATCATGATTCTTACCATCCCATTTAGTTCCATTAGTTCCTAAAACAGCATCTGTAGAAACAACTAATCCTCCATCATTGAATCCATAATTAAACCAGTTGTTTTGATAATACCCACTAGTTGCTATATTTTGTTCATCTTGTAAAATCCACACTAATTCTTTAACAGGGTGTTTAAAATTCAACAAAATTTGTTTTCCTATTTCCCTAGTTTCTAATTTTCCAAAAGATACTTTATTCATTTGTAATTGTTCTATTAAATATTCATGAGTATTACCAGTAAATATTCTTGTCTCTTCCTTTGAAAGAAAAACATAATCAACAGATAAATGACAATTTTTAATTTGTACGTCAGGTTCTAAATACAATAAATTATTCTGACTCAATAAAGGCTTAACTCTTTCACCTGGAACTAGTGGCATCATTGGAGGCCATATTTGTAAATCCCATTCGTTATCAGTGTTTATTGTATAATTAGCATTTGTATAATTATTTTTAGCAAAACTCCAACGAGCTAGAGTTAAAGTGTACGTCACTAAAGGTGCGTTCGTTTCTGTATCAGTCTTCACTTCTATGACTATCCATCTATTATCGACAGTTTGATTTGTAATGGTTATTCCTGGAGGGATTGTTCCGTACGTCAATGGGTCATTGTTATTGTTTATGTTACTAGTCATACCCAATCTTATTATACTACCTGCTGCTAATTCTGGTATACCTGGTATAGGAAAAGTCATTGTATATGTAAAACGATTAACAGTAGCAGAATCCCCTGAACCAGTGTAAGTACCTAAAGGGGTACTGACTTTCAATTGTTTATATTTACCTCGCAACATAGCTAGAGACAAGTTGTAAATCCCAGTTTCTGGTGTACTATTATCATTAGGCCATTCAGTTAAGTTGTCAGGGACGTACTCTTTTTTTGATACAGCTATTATTAAATCTTTGAGTTTTCGTAATTTAATACTAATTTTAACACTAGCATAAGTGAGTGCTACTAAAGGTAAAGATAACCCTATGTTACGATTAAACCAAAATTGTAAAGGTATGTAAAGTATTTGTTCTTTAGATGCATTATATGGTAATTCACTTTTTTTCTGAGTTCCTAACATTTTATCCAAAGCTGCTTTTTGATAAGTTCTATTCGTTAATTCTTGCCAAATATCAAACCAAACACCATATTGATGGTCTACAACCGAATCATTTATTATTAATTTAACTTCATCCACTAGAGCATTTCCAACGTGTTCTGTCCAAGCTGCTTGAGTATAACTCATAACACCAGGGAGAACAGTAGCATTATTTGGATGATAAGCAGAATTAGGATCTTCTCTAAATATTTCATTTGTATTCAATTTTGGTAATGTTAAGACAAGATACATTTTGTTTAACAAGTCTCCTGACCTTTTTATTTCAGACACTATAGTTTCACCAAATGCAGGTTTTGTATTGAAATTATTCCTTATACTTTCAATAGCAAATTGAGTATGTCTTCTATAAACACTTTTCCAAAAGGTTATTTTAGGTGTACCTGTTAAATATAAATCTTGTTGACCTTTAGAAATAAGTTGTATGGTCGAACCTTTTACCATTTCTAATAGTCAACAATATTTTAAAATACTTTAATTACCGTATAAGACTCCTCCTTTTCCATCTTCTATTCTAAATATGTTATAATTTTTAGCGAAAAGTAATATGTAAACTGGAGTATTTTTTCTTAAGTCCAATGTTTTAAGACCTTTCAAAAAGAACTTTAATCTTGCGTCAGGTACTCTTGAAAAGTTCATAGTACCACTTGGTTGATGTTCTTCTGGTCTAATAGCAAAACTATAAACATATATAGGTTTTTCTGGAACACTTGTGTGATGCTGATAAGGTTGTGTGTAACGGAAATAACTAGACCTCCTAGGATTAATTCTTTTATGACCACTAATAATTATTTCATTTTGAGGTTGATTACTAAAGAATCCATTATCATTCCCGTCCCATTTAGTACCATTAGTCCCAAGAGGACAATCAGCAGTTATTAAATTATACTGTTGATTAATCCCATAATTAAACCATGCATTCTTAAAATAACCTTGAGAAGCACAATTTTGACGATCTTGAAATGCCCATATCAATTCCTTTACTGTAAAACTTAATTCATTCAGTAAAAATTGCCTAGTCTTAGGAACAGTTGTTATCTTCTCATAAATTCCTGTTCTAAATTGCACCTGTTCTATTAAATATTCATGAGTATTGTCTGTGAACCTTCTTCTTTCTTCAGTATCTAGATAAATATAATCCACCCAAAGATTGGCTTCCGTTAAACTTAATTTAGGTGTTTTGTAAATTAATTTGTTTTGTGAAAGATTAGGAGTAATTCTATCTCCAGGTTCAAAATCGTTCCAAGGAGGATATACTGTCAAATTCCAAGTTTCACTATTAGTTATCGTATAGTCTTCATAAAACCAAAAACGATTATCGAAGTCTAATGGATGTACGTCAATAGTGTAATAAATAAGAGGATAATATTTAACAGTATCAATAACCACATTTTCAACTACTGCATTCTGTATAAATGTATTGTTAAATCCATTGTACCAATTTTGTTCTTCTATTCTCTCACCGGTTGAATAATAAGATTCTTCTTCAACATTTAGTGTCGCTCCAGTAAAATCGTCAATCATAAATTCTTCTTCTAAATTAGAAGTTCTATTCTCTCCTATCATTCTGTAGTATAAAGTTTCCAAGAATACTAAATGTGAAGGTTGTGTTGTTTCTTTTAGAGGATAATCAAAACGAGGATTACCAGAAACACCCATTCGTATAATAGCACCAGGTCTTAAATGAGGTATACCTGGGTCTTGTACAGCGAATTCTAATTTTCTTTGCCAAAAATTACCTCTAGGGGTATCAGTACTATTAAACCATTGATAAGTAGGATCTTGAGGATAAATAAATGGATATTGATTCCTCTCTGTGTTAGGTACGTCACCTGTAGTATAAGTTCCAGGTAATGAAATAACATCATAATCTTTTCCTTGTCCAAGTTGTAAAACCCATGTGTATCTTTTAGAGAATGTCATCATTTGTTTATAATTCCAGTAATATCTTCCTACAATATAATGCCCTGAATTCGTTTGAGAACCTCCTTGAGGTACATAAAGTTTACCTACACAAGAAGATTGTAAAATAGTAGGAGCAGCTGTATGAGCAACGCCGTTAACGATTGTTAAATCAGTAATTGAACCCGACGCATCTGCTGTAATAGAAATAGTTGTAATTTCAGTACCACTTGCGTTAGAAAGCAAAAATTGATCTCCTGTTTTATAGCCTTTACCTCCTAAATTATTGTTAAAGAAAATATTGTTTTTTTCGAAAGTGTGAGGGTACGTCAAAGCATTTCCAGTAGTTCCTCTTAATACAGCTAAAAATAATTGCCTGTCAGTATCTATAGTTGCCTTTGAACCTGTATAATTATCATCTCTTGGAGAAAACTCTAATGTTTTATAACCAACTGTTTGGTCTATACCTATGGTTATTGCTGTACCTGCAAGATTAGTATAACCATTACTAGTGACTATATTTTCATCTCCAGCTGTTGTACTTATTAATTTCCATAAACCACTATCGCCATATTTATCACTTTCATTTTCTACTATCCTATAAACAGTTGTACCTACTGTTATAGATGTGTTAAAATTTGTCGCAAGTGTTATTTTTCCTGTTGTTTGGTCATAATCAGCAATATTCTTTCTTTCGTTTCCTATGATAATGTCAAAATGGTTGTAAAAATCAATTTGGGTACTGTATGTTTGTAAAGTAATCGTTTTGTTAGTTGTATCAACTGCTTGTACAATTCCTCTATAATGAGGTACTCCAATTATTTTATAAGTATCTGTACCTACTGTAGGATTATTAGGTAATACTTGTTCAACAGTAGCTTTTTTAGTAGCTCCGTCATAATCAAGTATTAAACGATTATGAAATTTACTTCCTATTCTAACTTCAAGATTGTAACCATTGTAAAAATCATTGACACTTGAAGCAGTAGTATCCAATGTTATAGTTAACCCGGGTAAGTCAAAACCTCTTACTGTTCCTGATATTTCAACTTCGGGGTTTTTTCTGTCTGACAAAAGAATGGGATAATTGTAGCGAGTGTTAGAAAAGTTTCCCCAATTCTTAAAGTAAGTACTATTATAGTAAGCTTCTGTCATGAAAACTTTAATGTTATTTCCATTTTTTGTAATTTTAACAACAGGATATTCTGCGAAAGGATTATCATGTCCTGAACTTTCATTAGCTAGGTCAGAATTATAAATAACATCACTCAACAAATATTTACTAAATTGATTATCTTCGTGACATTCCCTAGTTTCTTCGTAGATTTGATTAAAATTATCTTCTTTATGGTAAAATCTTACATATTCTCCACTGTAAGGTAGAGTAGTTTTTTCAGGTATGAAACTAACAGTATTACCATCTTTAACTTTACCGTCTAATCTCTCTTCTCCTATAGACCCACCCGTAGCATTTGGGTTACCATAAACATTAATTTGTGGATTCACACTATAATTTAAACCTCGATGTACAACTTTAACTGTATTGATTCTCCCATTATTGTCTAACTCAGAAACAATTACATGAGCACCTGAACCTGTTACGTCATTCATTTGAATAATAGGCATAATGTATCCACTTCCAAAAGTAGTTGCATAAACTGAAATAATTGAACCTCCAACTTGATTCATTGTTAGAACAGCGTTACTACCGTATCCATGACCGTTAACAGTTACTGTAGTAGCATTAGTGTAACCAGAACCACCATTAATAATTTCAATTTCTTTAATACCGTTATTTTCATCTAAACGACTAACAACAGCTTTAGCTCCTGTACCTGTTCCATTGAATGTAAGAGTAGGCATAATATAATTTTCACCTCTATTTAAGAAGTTTATTCCTCCTATTCCAAATTTATCGGTTGTTGTTTCAACTGTAAAATTATATCCTGTAGTGTGATTTACTATTGTACCATTGAAAGCTACCCAACGAATCCCTGTAATATCATTAGCGTCAGTGTAACCTTGTCCTCCTTCGACTATAACTAGATGTTGAATAGTTCCTGTTGAATTTATTCTTGCTGTAACTTTAGCAGTTTTTGTGACTGTTGTGTTGTACGTCACTTCACCATAGAGAATTGGAAGGATAGTTGTATTGATGTTTGGAGGATTATTCAGTGCAATTGCGGACACTATACCGTTAGCTGCTGTTATTTTCTGAATAGAAATTTGAAAATTAGAATTTTGAACTCTTCCTGAACGACGGTAGCTTTCAAG